GAGCATTTTTTAGAAAACTGTCGTTAGTATGAAAATTTGCCATTAGATAAATCCGTCTTTGTATCCTCTACCACTTGTAAATGACTGTAAGTCAAATTTCTTTCTGAGTTTCTTGTATGTGTACTGTGGTGCCATCTCAATCATTATATCTGTTTCGGTAGGCATATATGTAGTTTTACCATCATATTGAACTGGAACGTAGTCAACTCCGTCAGGTAACTGGAAGTTATATGAACGTATGACTACTGGAACTTTATGGAAACCATATTCTCCCAAATATTCAAAAAGTAGTACTGGAGGGGGAGTTCCGTATATTCCTTGTTTAACTGATGAGTCACCATAGAATGCTTTAGTTACTGTTCTTAAAAAATGAAATACTGCTAACAAGTATTGTGCTTCTTCTAATGTGTTTGCAGTCCATTGTCCTTGCAAAGGCAAAGTTGGTGGTCTGCTATTCATGTATGTGTAGAATGGATAGTTAGATCCATGTTGCATCGCTTCGTTGTAATCAACACTTGCTTGTAAATATAAGTTAGGTGTATAAGGAAATACAATACCGCCTCTTTCTTTTAGAGGTTGTAATATAGAACGTTCAGCACCATTTTTTTGATCCTTTAAACCGTATGCCCAGTCCTCGCCACCTTTTTTGGGTCGAATTCTTGCTCTCCAGTCTTGTGGCTTAAAATAGTTCCTGTCGTCGGTATCTGCCGTAATTGCTGTAGTGTCTGCTGGTACTACACTATCATAACTAACTAAACTACTATAAATTTTACCTTCATTATCTGCCATGTTGCATCTCCTAATACTATTTATCATGATAAATAAAAACATACTTTAATGATTAGCAACATTTCACAATTAAGTTGACAAACAGTTGTAAATGTGTATAATACAATATAAACGAACGATAGTTTTGAGGAGAAATAAATGACACAACCTAGAAGAGTCAACTATCTAAATAATAAAGACATCTTAAAAGAGATTCACAAGAGTAAACTTACTTACTGCTATGTAGCGGATGATGAGTTTGCCCATGTAGATTTAATTGTAGAGTCTGTTAAGAAAATTAACAAAACAGCAATTAAAGAAGCACAACAGAACCGTGCTTCACTAATGCAAACTACTGCCTATCAAAAGTCGATAGCAGAAGGTAATTGGACCAAAAAACCTAAACAGAAAGATTTTGCAGTTGACCCAAAATCAATTCCTGTTGACGAATTAGTTTTTAGGGTTATGACTTATGACCATATACCTGATGAACCTGGTCGTAAAAAAACAACAAAAACTATTGCTGATTCAAAAGCAAAAGTAAACTTTCCACCATTTAAGCATTACATCTTAGACAGCAAAGGGATTAATCCTAGAGAAGTTGTAAGAAGTCATTGGGTAGGTGGATTACATAATGGACATTTTAGTGTGGACCATGGAAAGATTACAAATGAGTTAGGCAAAATGTTTATGAAGTTAGTAGAACGTTATAGTCAAAGAGGTAACTGGAGAGGTTACACTTATGTAGACGAAATGCGTGGTACTGCTTTAGTACAGTTAGCACAAATTGGATTACAATTTAATGAAGCAAAAAGTCAAAACCCATTTGCTTATTATACTGCTACTGTTAATAACAGTTTTACTAGAGTATTAAATTTAGAAAAACGTAATCAAACTATTAGAGATGATATTTTAATTGAGCAAGGACACTTACCTAGTTACGGCAGACAGATTCAACATGAGAATGAACTCAAGGCAATGAGAGAATCTGCAGAGTCAGAAGTAGAAAGTACACCCGGCAACGAGTAATAACATATGGCAAACCTTTTTGAAAGGGCCGCATGTTTTACTGATATACATTACGGCTTAAAACAAAATAGTAGACAACATTTAAAAGACTGTCACGATTATGTAGAGTGGTTTATTGCAGAAGCCAAAGCACGTGATTGTGAGACATGTATCTTTTTAGGTGACTGGCATCATCATAGAGCAAGTATTAATATTGCAACTATGAATGCAACTATCAGAGACTTAAAAAAACTTAATGATGCATTTAACAAAGTTTATTTTATTTTAGGTAATCACGATTTATACTACAGAGAAAAACGTGACCTAAACAGTATTGAGTTTGCTAGAGACTTAGATAACTTTGTAATGATAGATGAACATTTCCTAGAAGGCAATGTTTCTATTATACCTTGGTTAGTTGGGGATGAACATAAAAAACTAAACAAGATTGATTGCAAATATATGTTCGGTCATTTTGAGTTACCATACTTTAAAATGAATGCAATGGTAGAGATGCCAGACCACGGTGGTATTACTGCAAGTGATATATCAAATCCAGAATATGTCTTTAGTGGACATTTCCATGCTAGACAATATAAAGGCAACATACATTATATTGGTAATGCTTTCCCACACAACTATGCAGACGCAGGTGATAATGAACGTGGTGCTATGTTTTTAACATGGGGAGAAGAACCTATATATGTAGACTGGCCCGACTGTCCAAAATATATTATGATGGGTCTAAGAGAATTATTAGAAGACCCAGCAAAACATTTAGATGAAAACACACATGCTAGAGTAAAACTTGATGTTCCTATTAGTTATGAAGAAGCAAACTTTATTAGAGAAACATTTGCTAAACAATTTAATGTAAGAGAACTACAACTGATTCCTATTAAAGAAGAGGAAGAAGCATTCGAAGGTGTGGAAGTTGAATTTGAGAGTGTTGACCAAATTGTAATAAGTCAATTAGAAACAATAGACAGTCAAATTGTTGACAAAGAAAAATTAATCGAATTGTACAGAGAGATTATTGTATAATGTTAAAAATTAAAAATGTAAGTGCAAAAAACTTTATGAGTGTTGGTAACAACATGCAGGCAGTTAATTTTGATGCTGATTCACTTACACTTGTCTTAGGACATAACTTAGACTTGGGTGGAGATGGTAGTAGAAATGGTACTGGTAAGACTACTATTATTAATGCATTAAGTTTTGCATTATATGGAGAAGCACTTACAAACATTCGTAAAGATAATCTTATAAACAAAACAAACGGCAAACAAATGATGACTACTGTTGATTTTGAAATCAATGGTAAAGAATATAGAATAGAAAGAGGAAGACGCCCTAACATATTAAAGTTTTACGTTGATGGAACAGAAGCCGCTGATAATGAACAGCAAGGCGATATGCGTGAAACACAAAAGGATATAGAAAAAGTTATTGGCTTCCCACATAATATGTTTAAGCATTTAATTGCATTAAACACATATACAGAACCGTTCCTTAGTATGAAAGCAAATGACCAACGTGATATGATTGAGCAGTTGTTGGGCATAACAGAAATTAGTTTAAAAGCAGAAGTATTAAAAGAAAGATTAAAAGAAACTAGAGATAATATAAAAACAGAAGAAGCAAGAATAAAAGCAGTAACAAATGCCAACGAACGTGTTGAGAAAAATATTAAAGATATCGAACTACGTGGCAAAGCATGGGAAACACAACACACAAATAAAATACAAGAATTACAAACTAGTCTAGATTCATTAGAAGAAACAGACATAACTATGGAACTAGAAAACCATAGACAAACGCAAGAAATAAATCAAAAGTACACAAAAATACAAGGTGTACAAAATGAACTTAAACAGTTACAAACAAGTTTAACTCGTAATGAGAAAAACTTAGAAACTTATGCTACTAATATTGCATTAGCAAAAGAAGGAACATGTCCTGCTTGTGGACAAGATACTGCTCATTTAGAAACACATGAGGAATATACAAAAGAACTATTTGACAAAATGAAAGAAGAGGAAGAATACAAAGTAGAGTTAGACCAAAAAGTATTTGACTGTGAAGAACAATTAAAAGAATTAGGCGACTTGCCTGAAACTCCTATTACATTTTATAGTAGTATGGAAGATGCATTGGGACACATGCATAATGTTGAAACATTAAAATCTCAAATTGAAGAAAAGATGAAAGACGAAAATCCATATACAGAACAAGTAGAAGGATTACGAGAAACAGGTATGGAAGAAATAAGTTATGACACAATGAATGACTTAACATACTTAAAAGAACATCAAGAATTTTTACATAAACTATTAACTAACAAAGATAGTTTTATTAGAAAGAAAATAATTGACCAAAATTTACAATACTTAAATTATAGATTAAGTCATTATTTAGAAAAGTTAGGTTTACCACATGATGTAAAATTTGCTAGTGACTTAACTGTAGAAATTACAGAGTACGGCAGAGACTTAGATTTTGATAATTTAAGTAGAGGTGAACGTAACAGATTAATATTAGGTATGAGTTGGGCATTCAGAGACATATATGAAAGTCTAAATCAACCAATGAATTTGATGTGCATAGATGAACTTGTTGATAGTGGTATGGATACAACTGGTGTTGAAAATGCTTTAGCAGTTCTGAAAAAGATGGGTCGCGAGTCAAACAAAAACGTATTCCTTATTTCGCACAAAGAGGAATTGCAAGGAAGAGTAAACAATGTATTGTATGTTGTTAAAGAAGGTGGTTTTACTTCTTACTCAACTGATATAGAAATATTAGATCCTGAGAGTGACGTTTATAGATTTGAAGTTAAAACATGATACTGGATATACACTTAGGTAAAGAAGCAGACTACACAATCAGTTATAATTTATATGATAATAATGTAAGTCGTACTTTTTTACAACGTATGGCTGAACAAGAAAATAAAATTGTAAGCAGAACACAATTTTATAATTTTGGCGAAACAAAGCAAGACATCGAACAAAAACTTTTAGCAATTAGTGAGCAACTACAACAACTAGGACTTATAGAAAGTACAAGTCAAGAAGACCTTAATGACTTGCATGAAAACTTTCCTAGGTTGCATGAGCAACACACAGGTAGCACACTTGAACTATTACGAGAGTTTAATTACTGCATACATCATTTAGAAGATATTAGTAGAGGTTTTAATTCAAAAAGATTCTTATTTAATTGTGAAGGAGATGATGGCATAGACTTGCCTGAAGAAGCATACGAAATGTTTACTCCTACAAAAGAGTATGGCAAACTGTATATGAACTATCCTCATGTTGGTAAACATTTTATGGAATTGTTTGGCGACTTAGATACTACTATACCAGATGAACAAATACAACTTACAAACAAAATGTGTAATACCGTATATTGTTGGTTTGGAGAAGATAAGTTTACAAATCAACATGACCTAGATGCTCTTATGTTAAGTATGTTTATGTTTTACAGACAAATAGAACACAAACTACCATACAAATGGAAAGATCCTAAACTTGCAATAGGCTATTTGCCTTTAGGCGAGTTAAATCAAGATGTAGACATAGATGCTATAGCAAACAATAAGTATGTTCACAGTTGGAGTTGCAGATGAGTGATTGGACATACGAAGGTAAAGTAATAGACAAACTTCCAGATGATTGTGAAGCATTTGTTTATTTGATTACTAATAAAAAGAATGGAATGAAGTACGTTGGTAAGAAACTTGCCAAGTTCAAAACAACCAAGCCACCCTTAAAAGGCAAAAAGAATAAAAGGCGTGGTTACAAAGAAAGTGATTGGAAGACCTATTGGGGCAGTTCCGACCACTTAATCGAAGACGTTGCTAAATACGGAGAGGACAATTTTATTCGTGAGATCCTTCACATGTGTCCTAGCAGAGGTATTGCAAGTTACATAGAAGCAAGAGAACAGTTCGACAGAGAGGTGTTACTTACAGACGATTATTACAACGGAATAATCAATGTCCGCATAGGTGGATCAAAAATTCTTAAGGAACATCTTAAAGATTGATATATACTTTTTGGTAACGGCAAAAAACAGACACCAAGTCAAACTAACATAGGCAAAACATAGGCACCACACCGCCCAGTCGAGGCAGGTAGTATCGATATCCTTGAGGTTCCATTAGGCGCCGGATCTGGATTGTGGTCGGCAAAGATACAAAACTACGACAAGAGTATTAAAAGGATGAGTGCTCTGAGAAAAAGCAACACTCAAGTTTATTATAACGAACTCTACAAGTTATATTAGACTCCCGTGAGATTCGAGACGGTAGTGTATGGGGACAAAATGCTCACTGGTTCCTAATAGCACCCGAGTTAGAGATGGCGATGCATCACATGATGACATCTCATTGTTCTCCTTGCTTAAGGAGAATTATGACTCAACATACATGATAACGTCTTAATATAAAAATAACTTGCAAATGAAAGTTGAAATGAAATGAAACTTGAATGTAGCAAGGTAAGACACGAAGTGTCTCTTAAAGTGTTTTAAAATATTCTATTGTATCTGAATATGTCATTCGCAAGTTTAATCCAAACAAATCAATCCATTCATCACAATCAGTATTATCTGCTCCATGTGTATCTGTAACATCCAATATTAATATCTCACCTTTATGGAAACTTTTATTGAGTTTAGAATCTTCATGGATAATGTTACAAGGTCTATCTGATAGGTTAAACAAAACATTGGTCTTTCGCACTAGCGGTCCCGCAGTAAAATTCATACCATGGTCTATATGCAATTCTACTTTAGTATTAGGCTTTAGTCGCTCTATACTACAACAATGCTCATCTTTAATTACATTTATAGGAGCAACTGCTTTAGCAACATCCTCATATAATTCATCTGGCATAATTTTAAATGGCATTTGGTCTATAGTCATAGCATTTAAGTCTAAATGTTCTAATACCCATTCACTATGTTTAGGGTCTTGATGTTCCATGATGACGTTGCGCCATTTGGATAATAAGTCCACATCGTAATTAAATGATATTACGGTTGAGCACTTGCTCATATGTTTGCCCCCAATTAATAGTTAAAAATTCTGCATCGCAATCGCTAGTATTTTCGCACCCATGCTGTTTAGTAGTATCTAATAAAAAGTGGCTGTCTGGCTCTATTACACTATGTTCTAGTACATCATTGTTATTATGTGTTATAGTAACATTAGTTTCACCAACATTTATTAGCATATTGCTATATCTATTATAGTTTGTATCTGTATGT